CGCGACATGGGTGAGCGTGAGTTTGAACAAGAGTTTGAAGCCAAGTTTGTAAACTATGCTGGTGTGATATTTTATTCTTACACAGAAGCAAACATGGTACCACATCCAGGCATTGATGCTGGCACACCTATACATTGCGGAATTGATTTCAACGTCACGCCGCTGGTATGTGTTATTGCTACAAAGACTGCTGCAGGTTTGCATGTATTTGATGAAATAGAAATACACAGCAGCAATACCAACGAGATGTGTGCAGAAATAAGAACACGCTATGGATATCAACGACCCATATTCATGTATCCAGATGCTACCGGCAAAAGATTAAACACCAACAGTGGCGGTGTCAGTGATCACATTATTCTACACAATGCCGGATTCAAAGTAATCACAGATGCAGCCAATCCACCGGTGGCAGATACCATTGCCAGCGTAAACGCCTTGTTGTGCAATGGATCGGGTCAACGCAATTTATTAGTTGATCCAAAATGTAAACGGTTACGCGAAGTCATGCACAAGTATGTATACAAGCCCGACACACGAGTGCCTGACAAAGACAGTGGTTATGACCATATGGCAGACGCACTGAGATATTTGGTTCACAAGAACTATCCACTTAAAATGCTTAACAGCATGAGCAGTGGTAAATCATATAGACAAATGGGCAAGGTAATGCACCGATGAGCAAAATACTACACAGATCAGTAAAAATGATGTTAAAGATTTTCCCACCTGAGGGAGATGCTTATGTTAAAAGTTTCATAGGTTCAAACCTAGAACACTGCAAACAATTGGCTGAAGAACACTTAGATCAACACACACAACCTGGCACCAGAGTCATACACATGACCACACACTATATGCCAGTACCTACAGGAGCACATGCATGAAGGGCGCACCACCACCACCAAAAAATTCTGCACAATGGAAAAAGAATGAAAAGATAATCAATGAAACGCCAGTGCTTAAACAAGCACGCGATATCAGCGAAGGTTTCAGTGGACGGGGCAGTGTGAGCAGTGGCAGCAGAGTAGGTGGCGCCAGCGATGCTTACAAAGATGGTTGGGATAGAATATTTGGAAATAAAGGCACTGAAGATGAAAAAGAGTAATGGTATGTGGTTACCTGATGGTGATGAATTTTTTACCACGCGACCTGGATATGAACAATTTGATTACAATCGTGTGATGGATCATGTGCATAACAATCGTGTTGCAGTTGACATAGGCGCACATGTGGGCTATTGGAGTCAGCGTTTGGTTCTAGACTTCGATGCTGTGGTTGCATTTGAAGCACACAGTGAGCACGCACAGTGTTTGGCAGTAAATGTATTCAATAACCGCTGCACCATACACACAGTTGCACTCAGTGATCATCGGGGTACTGTTAACTTTAGTCCTGCGATTGCCAACAGTGGCATGAGCCGTGTTACAGATTCAGGCATAACCATTCCTTGTGCTACACTGGACAGTTATGGTTTAACCAATGTCGATCTAATTAAGATTGATGTCGAAGGTCATGAGTTACAGGTATTGCGTGGCGCAGAACAAACTATCCTTGGATCACGCCCAGTGTTGATGATTGAGATACTGAATGCTACACCATTTTTGATCCGCAACAATATTTTAAAAACATTGGTTGATTGGAACTATCGCCTCAGTGAGCAAGTTGGCGAAAATTATATCTTTGTGGACAATAATGACTACAACAATTAAACGCGGTATAAGTTGGCGTCAACAGTGGCACAGCCTCAGTGATGATCAACGCATTGAACATATGTTAAGCAACAGTGAATTATATCGCCGTGTACGACGCTATCGACTGTTAGCACGCAAGAACAATCCAGTAAACAGCAATGAACATATTAGTAACTAAAAATTACACTGTGCAGGATCACAGCCGTTGGTATAACAATAGATCTGGTGAAGCCAACCTTGTGGCCAATTATGATCAAATGCAACAGATCATGACTGCAACTGCGGGGCAGCATATTGTGGATCTAGATGGTGTGCATGTGTTCACCGGCACTGCGGATAATATTAGAACTGTGTTTGTTGAGAACTTTAAAGAAATATATGATCTATGGCGTGAAGGTCACAACATACTTTACGCAGACCTAGATGTAGTGTTCGTTAATGCCTACACTGTGTTTGGCACCACAAACCATTTCAGCATGTTCAACTACACTGAACCCACTGCCACCTACGATCATCATTACCAACTAGATCTACCACACTTCTTCAACTGTGGCATACGCTACTATCCACAGACCATGAGTGAGAGCACATGGGATTTGGGTTTTCGTATGTTAGAAAACTTTGATTGGAATCGTTGGGATTCGGAGCAAGTGATCTACAATGCCATGCAGTGGAGTCAAAGCAGCAATGTTGCGGACTTCTTACAGCCTGTATTAGCCTATCAATACCTCAGCAATGACATAAATTTTAATAACAGTTTTAACGGCATTGACATAGCCCAAGCATGTGCAGTGCATGTGCATGGCAGCAGAGGCAGTGCCAACAGATTACAAACAATGATGCGTTTAGGAGAACAGCATGGGGTATAAAGCCACACACGGCGGTAAGGGCAGCCGGCCGCGGCCCATAGAAGATAAGAAACAGTTTGAAGATAACTGGGACAAAATATTTGGTAAGAAACCAAAAGAGGAACCTAAAGATGTGGTTACAGAACCTAAAGAACGGTGAATTGTATGTGCAGGCCAAATTTGATTATATATGGCCTAAGACAAAACAATTATATCATGTTGTGCGAGCATGGCCTTGCCGTGATCAAGATGATGCACAACGAATCGTAAGATACTATGGTCTTAAGACAGGATCATACAACGCAGAATGCATAATGGAGGTATATGATGAAGAAATTATCCGCAAAAGGATTGCAGAGGCAAAAGAGATTGCAGCAAAAGAGAACTCGGAGAAATCAAGCACGCAAGAACGCAGTGTATAAAGGACCGCGTGTGCCTGTGATTGCACAGCCATTGCCTGATGATGTAGTTGATTCAGCCGTAATTAGACTATAAATACCGCCTTTTGACATCAAAGACATAAATAGTAATGATATATCGCAAACCGGTTACAAACATGACATGTCAGGAGCACGCCTGTGGCTGACCCCTATATAAACTTTATTACGACCAATCATAGCCTATACGATCGTTATAGCAGTGATTGGTTAGTGTGCTACAACAGTTGGTTGGGCGGCACTGAATACAAAAGAGCCAAGTATCTTCGCGCTTATGCAGCGGACTTGGCCACTCCCAGTGAGACAATAAACACCTATGACCTTGCCAGTGATGGCAGCATAGTTGCAAAATACAAAAGTCAAATTGCTAAAACATCTTACAGCAACAGTGAAAATGCTGTGCGCTATGGTCAAGATGTCAGCACCACTGGTAACTTCTATGGTGAGAAGTTAGACAACACTGCATTATACAATTTTGTTAAACTGATTGTAGCAGAATACAATGCGATCCTATTCCGCAATCCACCACAGCGTACATTACCAGAAACACCTGAAGTAGAAGAATTCTTAAGTGATGTTTCGGGCGAAGGTGAATCAATCAATGAATTCATGAGCCTGGTAGACATGTATACAACCATCTTTGGTGTATGCCATGTAAGTTGCATCAAGCCAGTGGGCAGTGACATTCCAAAATGGAGAATTCATACTCCATTAGATGTTACTAACTGGGAATACTTTTTTGACGTTGATGGCAATCTAAAACTACGCCGCCTTGTGGTGCGTGTGGATGATTCAGATCTTCACACTGTGTATAGATACTTCACAGACGCCACAGTAGAAACTGTGTTTGTGGGCAAAGGTGAAAACCGCAAAGATTATGCTCCTCCAGTGGATAGTCCGGCATTGGAACAATTAGATGACGGTATCTTCCGCATTGTTCAAATCAATGAACTAGGTTACATTCCTGTTAAGACATTCTATCAAAGCACCAAAGTATACAATAACATTGGTACTACAGTTATTCAAGACATTGCACAGATCCAACGCAGTATCTACAGCCATAACGCAGAAATTTACAGTGCTATTGCTTACGGAAGTCATCCCACACTTGTGGTCGACGAGAATACACACCAACTCAATGATGGTCAAGTGGGTGCAGAGCCAGGTGCATTGGTTAAGGTGCAGGCCAGCCTAACAGGCACACCAACCCATGTATACGAATTCAAAGCACCACCACTAGATGCTATCAGCGAGATACGCGATCTAATTGACAACATGGTGCAAAAACTAAGTCAGATTGCCATGTTGCGCAGTGAAGACCTAATCCGTGCTGCCAACAGTGGCGCACAAATTGAAATCTTTGATGACAAACTCAGCGCAATGATTCGTCGTAAGGCCACCAACTTAGAGAATGGTGAAGCCAAACTTTGGGACATTTGGTTTGATTGGTTGAACATGATCAAGCCCGAAGATTTCAGTATCAGTTACAATCGTCAATACAATCGTCGCGCACTAGAGATCGAACTCAAAGAAGTTGATCTAATGATGCAGACACTGCAAAAATATGAAGAACTAACCGGCGAGTCCGAGGATGAATCCGAAGAAGAAGAATATGCCAATGAAGGCATGGAAGCCGAAGAATATGCCACGGGTGCTGCATGCCCAGTAGCAACACAAGACGTAAGCGTAAATCTTAAGAATCGTCAAAGTGCTATCGATGGTGCAGCATATGGTCCTCTAAATCCCTCACAACCCAACGATGAGTTCTGGGAGCGCCTAGCAGATAAGTGGAGTGTTACAGTTGATCAAGCCAAGCAATCACGCTGTGGCAATTGTGCTGCATTTATCCAAACCTCCAAGATGCTACAGTGCATTGACACTGGCTTAGCCGCGGGTGGAGCAACAGGCAGCGAGTGGGATACAGTTGCCGCAGGTGACCTAGGTTACTGCGAAGCATTTGACTTCAAGTGCGCCAGCAACAGAACCTGCGATGCTTGGATCACAGGTGGACCAATCACAGATTCAAATGCACCAATGAGTGGTGCCATTGAAGCCGCAGAAACAGAAACAGAAAATGGTTCTGCAAACAGAGAAGAACAGTTGATTAATCAACAGTTCAAACAGGAGATGCGTGACAAGATACGCCAGAGACTGGAACAGTTGTTCAAGGCCAGTACAACAGACAATGGTTTCTAATATCTTGACTATAGCGTTTACTTCTTACGATAACAAGGAGATATGAACATGACTGATGAAGTCATTACCGGAACACCAGTTGTAGGTGATAACATACAACCAGCAAACACAGATGCTGATGCGGTCAATAACGCAGAAAAATCTGAATCAACTGCTACACCTCGTGTAGAGTTGCGAGACGGAAAGTATTACATCGATGGCGTTCGCGTCTACAGTCGAGATGATACCAATCGTATTGCGGCTAATGCTAAGAAAGAAGTGGAATCACGACTTCTTGGTGAATTTGAAGTAGATAGTTTTGATCAAATCAAGACTGTTGTAAGCCAATTGAGAAATGTTTCAGAAGAACCAACTCTCAATGTGCAGAATCTACGCGAAGCAGTAAAGAAAAAAGAACAAACAGTGGAAGAGTTGAGAGCAGAACTTCAACGAGTTAAAACTGATATGGTATTGAAAGATCATCTTACACAACTACATGCAGCAATGCCTGCAAGTTGGAACGCTGATCAACGCACTGCCGTAGTGGATCTCATGAAGGCTCGTAACATGCTGCATCTAGAAGGTGAAACATTTGCCATTCGTAATGCAGACACAGTGTTTGTTGATGAAAGTGGAGAAAGGCCGGACTATGCTGCTGCTGTAACCACAGTGGGCAAAACATTGGGTTTACCTCTATCTAAAACTGGTGTAGCAACATTTGACGCAGCGGATAAAACACCTGCAGATGCAAATGTTAAGAAGGGCGTTGATGACACAAGACTGAAATCAGACCCATCTTATCGCAGTGCATATGTTTCGTTGCGAGACAGAAACCCTGGGTTAAGTAGAAGTGATATCACTGATACTATGATCCGTAATCATCTAGAAAAAACCGTGCGAGCATCAACTGCTGAGAAAGGCTTAGTAGGATATGCCGCACAAGCCAATAAACTAAGGAGATAACAAATGGCTACAAGTAAAGCAAGTATCGCCCAGTTATACGCCGACGTGGTTGCTGATTTGATTCCATACTATGACAACGCAGTTCTTCTGCCAAACAGTCAGTTAATGGTTCATATCTACAACATTGCAGGCGCAGTGGGTAACACAATGAGAATTCCATTAGTGAATTCTTTCGCAGATGCCGTTTCACTCGGTGAAAACGCAAGCATCTTCAACAACACAGGTAACGTCGACCTAGCACCAACTGCTGCTAACATTTCAGTTAGCAAGCGTGCATCAGGTACATATGTTACCGAAGAAGCACTAGAAGACGGTGGTTATGACACAGTTCGTAACGCAGTCCTACAGCGCCTAAGCCGTTCATTGGCACAAGCCACTGACAAGGCAGGCTTCAATGTAATGTTCACAGGTGCAGAAACAGCACTAACAGACATTAACGCAATTTCAGGCATCCAGAATGTTGGTTACGCCGCAGGTGCTCTAACAGGCGCCGACCTAAGCATCGTGTTCTCACCAGAGTTCATGGCTATGGCTTCAAAGCGTGATCCAGAAATCAAGATGTTCAACAGTGTTGATTTTGACCGCTATGAAATGGCTGCAACAGTGCGTAACGGTTTCGTCCGTCTCCGCAACAGTGCAACAGCCGGCGATCAGTCATTTGGTTATGCAATTGCTGCATCAAACAGCACAAGTGCTGCCGACAGCATCGCATGTAACCTAAACCTAATCAGTGCTGCTGTAACAAACCTTCGTGCAAGCAACGCACCAACTGATGCTGCTGGTTTCTACAACGCAGTTGTAACACCAGTGCATGAGTTCCACCTAGCCAAGCAATTGAATGGTGTTGGTGGTTTAGGCTCAGGTTCAATCGGCGCACTCAGCGACCTAGGTAACCAAGCATTGCTAGATGGTCTAATTGGTCAAGCAGTTGGTTGCAGATTCTTCCGTAGCAATAACCTACCTAAGAACCTAACCACAGCCTAAGCAAAGTTATAGGAGAACGGTAATGGCATTTATTATATCAGGTGGTAATGTAGTCAGTTACGCAGAGGCCGAAGATGTGCGTGACAAAGATCAGCGTTTGTTTGAGGCCAATGAATTCACATTGACTAATCTTCCTGATACGCCAGCCACCCTCAATGATTACATTGAGGATCTAACAACCAAAGCCACTGGCCGTATCAATCAAAAGATACGAGCCAGTGCGCAATGGAGAGAATATTTGGGCTATGTTGGCGCTGATTACAGCATCAACGACATTCCAGATTTCAATCCAAATCTAATCTTAGAACGCAAAAGTGATTTCACAGACATGTGTGCATACTACACTCTCAAAGAATACCTCCTACCTCGTGTAGCAGACTTTGGTAATCCAGAGAGTGCAGAAGTTCAAAAGATTGAATATTACAGTCGTAAGTTTGAAGACTTGTTCGGAGAACTATTGGCTGTGATGGATTGGTATGATTATGATAACAGTGGTTCAATCACAGATGATGATCGTGTAATTCGTGTGAGTCTCACACGCAGAACACGCAGTCGTCGTAGTGTTGTGAGAGTAAGATAATGGCAATCCGTGATACACTATTAGCAAACCTAAGTGTAGCGTTAGCAAGTTCTAATGTTACAACCAGCAGTGAACTTCCGTTTACGGCTGCGGGTGTTGCTCTATACGATAAGAATATGAAGAAACTTTATGTTGGTTATGACCAAACTGAAGTAACTGAAATGATTCCTACATTGGACAACAATCATAGTGTGCCACAGAGAGAAATCACAGTAGAAGCATATTTTAGTGTTGATGCTAAAAACTTACCCGGCGATATAGATACCATAGTCAGTAAAGTTCTTAATAGTAGATTGGCAGTAGCCAATTGTTTCAATCGAGAATGTACTCTAACCAATGAGTTCACTGAAGACCGTATATCATATAATTTTAGTTTTAGATTTTTAACCATTTAACCATTCAGAAGGAGAACACAAATGGCAGATTATATTGCAGTAAATACTACCGCAGACTTTGTCTCAGTGAAACTGAATGCCGATGGTGTGAACTACAGTGCCAATATTGATGCTGCATTTGAAAGCGTAACAGGTAATGCGAATGTGATCAATGTCCCAAGTTTACAGGACATCACAGTTTCAACAAACCCTGGTCTGTTCAGATGGCAACAATTGGATTCACTAAGTGAAAAGGTTGTAACAACACCTAGCACAAACAGTGTATCCATGACATTGGTATTGGACCCAGATTCCTTCTTTGAAGGAACAGGTACCACACCTGGTATTTTTGATATCACAAAAGACAAAACTGAAACATACTTTAGAGTATACTTCCAAGGATCAAGCAGCGGTGATCGCTACATCCAAGGTAAGGGTTATCTAAGTGGTGTTGCCCCAACAGTCAGCGCGACAAGTCCAGTTTGGACAAGTCCTTGCGTGATTGAAGTCACGGGCGACTTCAGTGATGTTGCTAACTTATCGATTTAAGTTAGCGGTAACTAAAACGGGGACTTATTCAGAGATGGGTAAGTCCCTTTTTTAAACAGGAGATAGATATGGCTCAAGTGCCTGCTAAATTAAAAAGGTTCTTTGAAGAACATATTAGAGTAGACGAAGATGATTGCTGGATATGGCAAGGTCGTGTAGAAAACGGAAAGCCCGCAATGACCATCAATGGTAACACTGTTGATGTTAGGGTATTTGCCGCAGAGATATACGGCATCACAGTACCAGCAGAATTTGAAACACATAGCCCATTAGATGTGAATCCACATCATATCAGTGCTAAAAAACAAAATACAGGTAAATATAGGAAAGAAGACAATGAAGGTATGGGAAGATCTGAGTCTGGCAGAGATACTCCAGACGATGGAAATGGAATTAGCCAAAGCCAAGAGTGAATTACACTGTGCAGAAGGCGATATTCAAAAGATTAAAAATAGAATTGCATTCATACTAACTGCAATTCATCATGTTAAAAAGGATATAAAGGTATGAAACTTAGTCAATTAGCCAGCAAACCACAACTGGTAAAGATCGAACTCACAGACGATGAGATTTTAAAAGAATACGGTGAACCATTAGAGTTCTGGATTCATGATCGTCAACCCATTGAAAAATACATTGAACTAGCAACCACCGCCAGTGACAACTACGGTGAAATGATTCGCGTGGTCAATGCATTGGTTCTGGATGAAGATGGTAGTGCTATTGCTACGGAAGGTCGTGTTTTTCCTAGCAAATTGATGGTAAAGATTATCAACAAGGTAGTTGAAACACTGGGAAACTAACACGCGAGTCATTACCGGAGGGCAGTCGAGAACTTAATATTGTATTGTTATTAGATAGTTTGGGAAAACGATATGGACGATTACCCAGCGAAGTAATGCAAACTGCATCAACATTTGACATATTCATATTTGATGCCGCAGTTGGATACGAAGCACATTTAAATAACAAACAAAAAGGTGGACCGCCAAAGGAAGCAAAGCCTGTAACAGATGATAAGATGTTACAAGCATTGGAAAATTTTAAAAAGGGTAAAAAATGAAAATAACAGTGGATCTAAGCGAAATAAAAAAAGCATTTGCACATGATCGTAAACTTAGATCCAGTGTTGTTTCTGACGCTTATGATTTCTTTCGTAAGAGTACCCCAATTAAAACAGGTAATGCTCGCAGAAATACCTATCTTGCCAGTGATAGAAGAAAAATTGTTGCCGACTATCCATATGCACAGCCATTGGATGATGGTTGGAGCAAACAAGCACCCTCAGGCATGAGCGAACCAACCATAGAATATATTGAACAACGCATTGATGCTTATCTCAATCGCGGTGGGAGCAAATAATGGCAAATATTAGAGTCACACTTGAACTAGATGATCAAGGTTATATAACCAAACTAAAACTTGCAGAAGCAGAAACTGCCAAGTTAGGCAAGACTGCGGCCACTGCTGGTGCACAAGGTGCTACCGGTGTCGGCTTGTTAAGTGGTGCAATGGTAGGCCTTCGTGCTGCCGCTACTGCTGCAATGACAGCAATGGCACCACTGCTTGCTGCTGCCGCAGCATTTAGTGCTATCAAAGGTGCGTTTACACTTGCTGATGATATCACTGATCTAGCGCAAGGTTCTGGTGTTGCTGCTGATAAAATTATAGCATTGCGCCAAGCATTGCAAAAAGCCGGTGGCGATGCTGACAGTGCCGGCATGATGATTACTAAGTTAACCAATTTCTTAGACAATGCTGCCAGTGGCAGCGCAGAAGCAGTTAACAAACTAGCAGAACTAGGCATCAGCATGCAAGACATCCGCACGATGTCGCCGGAACAAGCATTAGATGCTACCATTGCTGCGCTGGCTAAGATGGAAGATCCTATCAAGCGTAACGCATTAGCATTTGACTTGTTAGGTAAGCGTGCTGCTAATATCAATTGGAAAGAAGTGCAAGCCGGCACAGCAGAAACCACTGCCGAACAAAAGGCACAAGCAGCCGCGGCTGCAAAACTTGCAGAAGTATATGACAGCGTTGGTGCTGCATTTACTAATATTCAATTAGCCATTGTTGAGTTGCTTGCACCATTTGCTGATCTGTATGATAGACTAAGCAAGTTAAATGGCATTGGTTCTGTATTCAAAGTTGTATTCAAGGGTGTGCAAATATTGTTTGCCGCATTGGCTGTAACAGCATATACATTGTATACTGCTATCAACACAGTCATCGAAGGTCTAGAAGCATTATTCAATGCTGCAATACTTGCTGTTAGAGGTAACTTAGGTGGCGCAGGTTATGTGCTATCAAAGTTTGCTTCTGATACCAAAGATAATTTTGCTGATGTTATTGATTTTGCTGAAGAACAGTTTGGCAAACTCAGAGGTGTAGTACCTAAGGCCGATGAAGGTGGCACACCTGGCGGTACTACTACTAGAGGTGGTGGTCGTGCAGTAGCCGATCCATTAGCCAAAGAGCGTGCTAAAGTTGAAGGCATCAGCGATGCTTACAAAGATATCAATAAAGAAATTAGAGAAAAACTTCAACTTGAATATGACAGTTTAGGTGTCAGTGAAGAAGAAGTTAAAGTTGCTGATGCACGCCGCGAAGCACAAGCCAAAGCCAATGAAGAAATAAGAAAATTAAATGATCAACTGGCTGGTCTCGATATGACAAAAGCCACCGATCGTTCTCTTGCTGGTACTATCCGCGCAGAGATTGCAGAAATTGAAGGTTTGGTAAAAGCAGAACAAGATGCTACTGAAGCAACAATTAGATCAGGTGAAAAGCGCAAGCGCAGTTATGTTGAAACTGGATTAGAATTCCAAAAGGTATATGATATTGACAGTTTTGTTCGCAATCTAAACATGATGCGCGAACTTGAAAATGCAACCACCGAAGAACAAAAAGAACGCATTAAATTACGCTATGCTGCTGAAGAACAGTATCAAAAGGATCTACTTGCACTAAAAATCAAGTATGGTGATCAGATTCCTGCAATTGAAGCAGCACAAGTAGAAGAAGCACAACGCCGACGCAAAGAAGTGTTGGCATCACAAACCGGTGAGTTGGACAAAGAAGAAGAAAGAAAACGCAAACCCGAATATGTGGTTGGTCAATTTGTTAAGAATCTAGAAAAGATGACAGATCCACTGATAGTATTGGAAAACAGTCTAAACAGTGTGTTTGGTAATATGACACAAGCGTTGGATAACTTCGTTGAAACAGGTAAGTTCAAGTTCGGTGACTTCACAAGAAGTGTTATTCAGGATCTAATCAAGATTCAAATGAAGGCATTGGCAGTGGGTATTTTCAAATCAATACTTGGTTCATTTGGTTTGACCATTCCAACCGCACCTGGTCGTGCATTTGGTGGTCCAGTGTTGGCAGGTTCACCATACATAGTAGGTGAAAAAGGTCCAGAACTGTTTGTGCCCACAATGAACGGAAAGATTGTTGCAAACAGCGATCTAAAACCACCCAGTGGATCAGGCGGCATGGATAGACCAACACAGGTTGTATATAACATACAAGCAGTGGATGCGCCAAGTTTCCAAGCATTGGTAGCACGCGACCCACAATTCATTTATAGTGTAACACAATTAGGCAGCAGGAGCGTTCCGCGATGAGTATTCAAACAATAGTTGACAATGCTGTATCTATTACCATTGATAGACACAAGACCAGTGGTCAAACAATTAGCCGCAGTGGTGTATTGAGAACAGCCGAAGTTGCTGCAAATATTCCTTGGTATTTTACTGTGCAGATGCACAGTGGATTAACATACAGCGATAACAGAGGGTTAGTAGAAGAAATTGATAGACTGGATAGAACTCTAGAAGAAGAAATTGATATTGGTTCTAACAATACTGGTCTTGCATATCTAACATCTTATCAAGGTGATGCCAGTGGCATTACCAGCACTACCATTGCCAATGTAAGCGGCAGCAATATCTACTTGAATTGCAGCAGTGCAGGCAGTGGAACATATTTGTTCCGCAAAGGTGATTACATTCAACCCTCAGGTGGATATCGTTATCCGTATACTGTTACAGCAGATGTACCTTTCAGCACCAGCAGCAATGTTACCATTCCTGTGAACCGTCCTGTGATAACACAAAACCTTTACAGTTTCCCAGGCCAAAGTATTGTGGTAGGCAGCAATGTAAGTTGGCGTGTTAAGATGTTGAAGAAACCATATTATAGTGTCATTCCCTATGACAGATTAGAATTCAGCGACAGTTTCCAACTGGTCGAAGTAATAGTGAGCACCAACTAAGATGACCACAACCATTACCGCAGTTGCAGGAAAGAATCATATCAGCCATGCGCTGTTTCTTGATTTGACCTTAGACACAACCACATACTATATCAGCAGTGCCTATAGAAATTACACCATTGATGGCAATGTGTATAATCGTTTGGGTTCATTGTTGCAAGCGGGTAGTTTAACTGATGACCTTAAGACCAGTAATGGTGATGTGGTAATCAGTCTCAGTGGCATTCCAACAAGTTTGATTAATCAGTTTACATCTGCACCAATCAAAGGTGGTAGCGTTAAGATACGCAGAGGTTTTTTTGACACTGCTACTAATACATTGGATACCAGTCAAGTTTATACACGCTACAATGGTATCATAACTAATTATGCCATCGATGAAACCATGGATCCTCTCACAGGTGATAGAACACATACCATTGCTGTTACCTGCGCCAGCATTAACCAATTGCTTGAAAACAAAGTAACAGGTCAAAGAACCAATGGCAGTGATAGAAAGAAATACTATCCTGGTGATATCAGTTTTGATCGTGTTAAGGATCTACAAAATACCAGTTTTGACTTTGGTAAACCATTCTCAGGTGGTACTGGCTATGGTGGTGGTGGCTATGGCGGCGGTGGAGGCGGCGGAGGCCGCTTTGATGACTTTAATTTTGATATGAACATGAGGTAGACATGATTAGATATGCAAGCATGGACGACTTTGATAGAATTATAGATATGATGAAAAACTTTGCAAATGCAAGTCCATTGAATATCTATCATGATCCTGTATACAATGAAAGAACTGTGAAGAATTCATTGATGCGTATCATACGCAATGGTTGTATCATTGTTGCCGATGATGCAGATGGTGTGGCACAAGGCATGATTATTGCAGCCATTGAGCAGGACCTTTGGTTGCCACACATAAAAGTTCTTAGAGAAATAGCATGGTGGGTAGAACCCGCACATAGAAAAACCACAATGGGATATAAATTAATTCGCCGCTACATGGAAGTAATTGAAACATTAAAAGAAAAAGATATTATCAATTACGGTACATTAGCAACACTGACTAATAGTCCGATCAAGGGCATGGACCGCTGGGGTTGGCAAAATATTCAACAACACTATGTAATGGGAGAAGCATAAATGGCATTCGTAACAATTGGTGCAGCCATTGCAAGTGCGATTGGTCTAACCGGCACAATCACAGTAGGTCTGTTAGGCGCACAACTTAGTATTGCAGGTGCATTGGTTGCCGGCACAATTGCTGCTGGTCTAACTGTTGCTACTGCAAAGGCCATGGGCGGCAAAGTTCCCACTGCCAGTGACAATGGTATCAAAATTCAATTACCTCCTGCCACAAACAACAAGATACAAAAACTCTATGGTCGTAACTTTACTGGTGGCATAATCATAGATGCAGAAATTAAAAATCAAAACAAAACCATGGCTTACGCATTGGTACTCAGTGAATACAAAGCCGGCGAAACATGGAGCATAAACAAAATATATCGTGGTGATACCGAATTAGTATTTGGTAGCAGTTCACAAGCACATATTGTTGTTAGTGGTATTGACCCTAACAGCACCAGCACTAACGCAATTGGTATCGACTCTGGTAAGAAAGCCAAGTATCCAAATGGTAGATTGCGTTGTAGAGTGTATGCCGGCGGCAGTGCCGCTGCAAATCAAATTTTTCCCGTTCCTGGTGGCGGTGTAACAGCGGTAGATGCATATGGCAGTGGCTCTGGTCAGTTTTTAAATTGGTCCAGTGCAAATACCATGGAAGATCTCGTATTTGCTGTATTCGAATGCGACTATGACCCAGACAATAACATTTTGGGTCTAGACGCTGTTACATTTGATATTAACAATGCCCTCAGTGAACCCAGCAATGTGTTGTTGGATTATTTGCGCAACGACCGCTATGGTGTAAACTTAGCCAATACATTCATTGACACTGACAGTTTCAATACTTGGAATACCTATGCAAACACCAGCGTGCAGTATATTGATAGTAGTAACACCACAGTAAGCCACACAAGATACAGTGTGGATGGTGCTATCAATACATTTGATCCTGTAAAAACAAATATTAACAAGATCTGTCAAGCAGGCGGTGCATTCTTAACCTATAACAATAAGAATGGTAAATTTGGTATTGTGGTTAACCGTGCTGCTACAGCAGGTGAACAAGCCAATGCATATGTGTTCAATGACGATAACATTGTTAGTAAGATAACAGTAAGCAGTACTGATTTGTTTAGTCTATACAACCAATTGGAAGCAGAATATCCCAGTGTTATTCAGCGAGATCAAACTGACACAGTGTTTATTGAAACACCCAGCGGTGATCGCAATCCCAATGAACCAGATAACAAATTAACCTTTAGATTAGACATGGTCAATGACCGTGCGCGAGCAATTAATCTTGCTAACATTGATCTGCGACAAGGTCGCTTCAGCACAGTGTTACAATTTAGAGCAGATTATCAAGCACTGCAAGTAGATGTAGGTGATGTGGTTAAAGTAACCAATGAAACCTATGATTTTACAGATAAATTATTCCGCGTAATGCGCACAGTTGAAATTGAAGATTCAGATGGCATGCTCAGCGTGGATGTTACGCTATTAGAATATGATGACAGTGTGTATACGCATACAGTCGAAAACAGTGATACACCACCAGGCAATACTGAAATCTCCAATTGGTGGATGTTTAATAACAATGCTAATATTACCATTGGTAACATCACTGTAGCAGACAATGTAGTGTATGGTAGCAATGCCAACATCTACAATCCCAGCAATGGTACTGTAGTTGCTAATATCGACATTGATGCAGCATTGATAGCAGCCAACATCAACTTTGGTAACACAGTGCCATGGATCAACATTCCTGTAACCATTCCTGCAAATACAACATTTGATACTGTGGTTATCGAAGTAGTTAATGACAACACCAGTAACACCAACACAGACAATGGTATTACTACAACAATTATTAGACCACCAGGTGAAAGCAGATACTTTGATCCAGGTGGCACATTTAACTTTGTGCGTGATATAAGAAACTTCACAAACCTAAATGGTGGTGATGATTTTGCACTGCAAATCCATTTGGAAGATAGTGTAAGCAAAACAAAGAGCAATGTTGTAACCACAGCAACAATACCTATCAATGTGCAGAATATCATTGATCACAAACAGGTTGCAGCATTTGGTGCAGGTGGTCAATTCATTGAAGCCGGTATAACCACTGATGTTGCCAACAGCACAACCTATGCTAATATTGCTACCGCTTCATATAATCTAGAAGGTGTTGAACAAGGCGTATACAGCATTGACAGTAGCGCACTTACCGGAGGCCTGTATGGATTGAATGATTATGATGTTGCGTTTAGAACCAATGTGCGTGTGGAATGGGCAAATACAACCAATACTGTATATGTAAACTATGGCGGTGCAGGAGTATTGTTTGAACAAACACCTGCAGGCACACCACCACCTATTGTGTTTGATAACAATGAAATTATTCTAGACGCAGTACAATTAAATGCAATATTCCCTGGTGTTGCAACAAACATGGTACCGATTCAAGCCAATGTATGGAGTCAAGGTTACAGCACATTAGATGAAGATGGATCAACACCGCGACTATTTGGTGATATCAAACACAACATGTTCAAAGTAACCAACTCAGAGAGATAATTGCAATGTTTAGAACTATCTATAATAAAATAACAGGTGAAATTGTTACTTGTCAAAAATACAATGATGCATTGTTGCAGGCAAAATTATCTGAGAATGCTGATTGGGATTACATCAACTTGTATACCAAAGGTGTTACCAATATTCGTGTTGATACACTTACTAAAAAACTTATGCGTGTTGCACCACCTGCAGAAAATATACCATTGTTGATCCGAGACCGACGCAAACGATTGTTAGCCAACAGTGATTGGACACAGATGCCAGACAGTCCACTATCTGAATCAAAGCGTGCAGAATGGGCCGCTTATAGACAGGCCTTGCGTGACTTACCAGATGATCAAGGCGGTGTAAATAGTTTTGCTGATGTAGCATGGCCCACACCACCGGTATAAGGAGATCGAGATGTATAGAATGTTAGTAATTTACAAATTTGGTAGACTAAGCAACGAAGTAGAACACACAGGTGCAGATCGCACTGCGTGTATGGCACAAGTAGATGCTGCATTAGAACAAAATCCTGCATTAGAATATACTATTGCAGATGAAGGTCCTGTAACCTAAGGAGTCACTATGTTCAGTGGTGGGATAACAAAGTTTAAAAATCCAAATGGTGGTTCACCGGTAACACAAACGCCTGAACCTACATTCAGTGTGACCACTGTATTGAATAGCAGCACTGTGCAATATCTAGTAAACACAAATCTTACCGAAGAACAAACATTGTATTACACGCTTTTAGGCAATGTAACCAATCAAAACTTTACCACTGGCGGTATAAGTGGTTCGTTTGCAGTAAACAGTTTTGGCAGTGCAACTGTAAGTTTAAATTGCAATGTATATCATGATATTGGAAATACCAATACATTCCAATTTCAATTACGCACTGGTGGTATTGATGGCACTGTAGTAGATGTTGGCGATAATGTAACAATTCAAAGTCAAACTAATATTACTGCAACCGGTGGTAATATTTCTTCAATATCTGGATTTAAAATTCATACATTTGACACACCAGGTAACACTACATTTACTATCAGCAGTTTTGGTAATTATGGTTGGGCACTCACAGATTACTTCCGCACACTTATTGTTGGTGGAGGTGGAGGCGGCGGCAGAACTGCAAGCACATCATATATTGCCGGCGGTGGTGGTGGCGGTGGCGGATTCTATCAATCTAATACTGTTGTAACCGATATGGGATTAGGTACATATAATATTTCTGTTGGCGCCGGTGGTATTGTATCCGATTTTGGTAGTTCGTTACAAGGCGGCGGAAACAGTAGTTTTGGGTCTAATGTTGTAACAGGTGGCGGCACCGGTGGTAGTGGATATCCAAGTAGTGGAACCAGTACTGGTAGTGCAAGTAAAACTGGTGGCCTAGACCGTGGCGCCGGCGGCGGTGCAGGTGCTGGTGCATTTGACACACCTAATGTTACTATTAGTGGTGGTGCTGGAACTAATTCTGGTGGTGCTGGTCGTCGTAGTGCCAGTGGTGCATTTGGCACATTTGTAGGAGGTGGTGGAGGTGGTGCAAATACCGCTGGAACCACCGGAACCATCTCAGGATCAACAATTGTGCCAGGACCAGGTGGTAATGGTAATATCAGTACAATCACTGGTAATGCTGTTTATTATGCTGGTGGTGGTGCAGGCAGTGGCCGTTGGCTTAGCAATACCACAGTATTAACTGCTATTGGTGGATTAGGTGGTGGTGGTAATACCAGCGTAGCAGGAACCAACGGCTTAGGTGGTGGTGGTGGTGCTAATGCTGTAGGTGGCGGTGGCGTTGTTATTGTATCTTATCCAGATGTTGGGTCATTTAGATACTTTACATAGCCATATCTAGGTGGTTTTTCAGTCAATCATATAAATATAAACAATAACGCCCAATTGGCCTTAGTCATTGGGAAGTTCCCTTAGGAGGCGATCACAATGGGTAAATTATTAGATTTTAGTCAATATCTCGGGGGTCCAGACGATGTCGAAGTCATCGAAATGTTCCCAAGACAACAAAAGCGTTTTGTTTACAACTTTGGTTCAAATGTAAGCACATACACTTTCAGCGCCGATGTTCAAACCATTGTGCTCGATACTGTTTCATATGACAGAGCCACTGGCAATATTGTGTTCACTGACACAAATGTTATTGGTTACTTCCAAAACACTGCAAACATTGTAGCCGCTACATATATCAATACTAGCCAATCCAATACTGGCATTGTAGAGTTTACTATTCCCAGCGATAGATACACAGGCACCATTATGCCTAATGCACGCGAAAATGTTGTAATGAGCGTGGTAGCATTTCAATGGCAAGATGCAACTAGTCCTCCAAGAAAGGACATGCATCGTTGGGCTGTAGTAGAGCGTTGGGAACCAGGTGTTACAATCGGTGATCCAACTTTAGATACTAACTTTGTGCGCATGGGTGTTGGCTCAATTGCTGCAATTACATCAAACGCCAGCAGCAATGCTTCGCGTGTTGAAGGCACATACACAGTAGGTGGCCTAAGCAGCAGAAATGGTGATGGCGCAACATTTGAAATTGTTGTTGGTGCAACAGGTGGCACCACAGTCAAGATTGCAGGGCGTGGTGTTGGTTACTTGCCAGCAGAAACAATTACTATTAGAGACAGTCAACTGGGTAGCGGCGGCGCACCTGACATTTTAATCACAGTAAGTTCAACAATCTAAGGAGGGCCACCAATGGCAAATATCGTTGTAACGGCTACTCCGTCAGATGTAAATGTAACTACATCCATCAGTAACATTACGGTTACTGATTCGGAAACTAATGTTAGTTTTAATGTTAGCACAACCACAAATACTGTTAATGTTACTACAACACAAAGCAACATCACTGTTGCACAAGGTGTTGCAGTTAGTAACAATGAAATCCGTGCTGCTATCAGCAATGTATTTCCAATTCTATATGATGTAACCAATGGTATCATCAGCATTGACGAAGATAGCATTAACATTGCTAACGCAATTCTCAATGGCAATATTACACTAAAGCAGTTCCAAGAAACTGTTTACAATCATGGTAATGTTACCAGCGGCACACTAAGTGTCAATATTTCAAATGGTACTATCCATACCGCAACATTGGGTGCAAACCTAAGTCAAATTAGTTTTAGTAATTTAAGTGCTGGTGGCAGTGCTACAATTATCTTACGTCAAGACCCAATTGGTCATAGACATTTGATTACAACAGACAGCAGTTGGAACAATTGGTTGTTTGTTGGTGAAAATGAATCACTTGCATTAGATCCAAATACCTACACTGCAATCAGTGTTACCTATGATGGCACAAAATATTTTGCCGCAGTAGGTTCCTTTGACACAACTATTATTACCAACAGCCAATTGGCCAACAGTAATATTATTATTAATGGTCAAACATTTGAATTAGGCAGTAGCGGTAATATCACTAACTTCCTTGCAAACATTACCATGCAACAGAATCTCACTGTTGATGGTGCGCTTACTGCTGAAAGTATCAGCAGCAATACAACTGTATTTGCAAATGGTATTATTACATCAAACACATATGTGGTAACACCACAATTGTATTTGGGAACACCAAATACCAGCAATGATAAACCTATCACTGCATATGGTGCAGGTGGCAGTGAATCTGCCGCAGGTCAACTTGTATATGATGCTAATGATGCAAATGAAACAGGCAAAGATGGTGTTTGGAAATTTGCTAATGACACAAGTGGAACTTATTACAAGTTACCAACCAGCACCACAGATTTACTAGAAGGCAACAACTTATATTTTACAGCCGCCCGTGTGCGCGGCAATGTTAGTGCTGTAGATGCCGGAGGTGCAGGTTCATTTACCTATAACAGTGGTACTGGTGCATTTACTTACACTGGTGCCAGCGACGCAGAAATTCGCAGTGCATTGAGTGCAACAAGCCCAATTACCTATAACAGTGGGACAGGTGCAATTGGCTTAAGCGGCACAGCAAATATTACCACAACAGGTAATATCAGCGGTGGTTATATTTTAGGTAATGGTGCATTCTTAACTGGTGTTGCAACACAATATGGCAATGCCAATGTTGCCGACTTCTTAGCCAATGGTTTTGGTAGCAATACTATTACTACAACTGGTAATATCTTTACTGGCAATGCAGAAGTTAGATCATTAATTCTTAACCCACTTGCTGCAAATGCGCTCATTACCGCAGAAAATGCCGGTGATGATTTATATATTCAAGGCGATGGTGTTACAATTGCAATTGACCGTAGCACAGCCGGTGATGACAGTTTCCGTGTAATTAATGATCGCGATGGCAGTGTGTTGTTCCAAGTTGGTCCCGACTCAGGCACGCTATCACCATTATGTGGCACTCGTGTGACAGGTGATCTATATGTTGGAACTAATGATGCATCAAACATCACAGGAACATTCTATGTTCGTGCAAGTTCAGGTGATATCAATACCAAAGGTGGATTAGAAACAGATGGTCAAATCCGCACAGACAGTGGTGGATTAGCAATCTATGCACCCAGTGGCAACATTCAAACAGACCAATATTTCTTAGGTGATGGTAGTTTACTGTCAGGTATCGCTTCAAACACAGGTGTTGTAAGTTATATTGCTACAGTGCCTCTAACAGTTGGTGGCAACTTAACTGTAAATGGCAACATCAATGCCACAGGTAACTTGAATTATCAAAACGTCACTGACTTGTATGTAACCGATCAAAAGATCACACTAAACAGCAATGCTGCCACAAACTCAAATGTGCAGATTATTTCTAATCGTCCTACTGCAACCAGCACAGAACTAAAATGGAATGAACAAAGCACACGCTGGGAATTTACCAATGATGGCACAACATACTATCCAATTCCCACAAGCACCACTGACTTGGCTGAAGGCACAAACTTATACTTTACTGCGGCAAGAGTGCGCAGCAATATCAGTGTTGGTGAGAACTTAACTTACAGCAACAGTACTGGTATCATTGGCATGAGCAACAGCCTTGCCAACATCAACAGCATCAGCACAGAGACTGGTCAAGATCTAGTATTAATTTCTGAGGATCCAGTTAGAATCCGCGCACGTCAACGCAATGCTGTTATCACAGACAGTGCAAATATTGCTGGTGCAGGTTATGGTTTACATGTAACAACCACATTCTACAATGATCCTCCATTCTTAACATACAGTGGCAGTGGCGAACTAAAAACAATTGTGCTGGATGGCACAGTTACAGCCGGCAGTAATGTAATCACTGGTGTATCAAACATACAGGATCTAAAAGGCAATCCATTAACTATTGGTAATATTGCAGCAAATTATGTGTTCATGGATGAGCCATTAGTGTCTGTGTCAACATTTTTCCCAGCAGGAACTTATGTTGTTAGTGCCAGTGGCAGCAACATTTTCATGAGTGCAAATGCATTGTATTCTGACAGTTTAAGTGTCAGCGGTGGCTTAGGCTCATTCAGTCCTGGCGCACGCGATACTGTAACAGGACTACT